TCCCGTGGATGATGCCCTGGACCGTTACAGGACGTGGACTGCGGCTGCGCAGGAGAAGGCGCTCGCCAGGTTGAGGGAGTTGCAGAACGAGGCGTGGAGGCCGTTCTACTGCCCGGACCAGGCGTGTTCGGGGAAGCCGCACGGGGAGTGGGCGTGGTCGCATGCGAGGCCGGACCAGCGCCCGCCGACGGACCAGGACTGGCTGGTGTGGCTGCTGCTGTCGGGGCGCGGGAGCGGGAAGACGCGGTCGGGGGTGGAGTGGTGCCACCGGATGGTGGAGGTGGTGCCGAGGCTGGCCCTGGTGGCCCCGACCTCAGGTGATGCCCGTGACGTGATGCTTGAGGGGGAGTCGGGGCTGCTTCGGATCGCGCCTCCTGGGAAGAGGCCGAACTACGAGCCTTCGAAGCGGCGGTTGACGTGGCCGAACGGGGCGGTGGCGACGGTGTTCTCCGCTGAGGAGCCTGACCGCCTGCGCGGACCGGAGCATTACGCGGCGTGGCTGGACGAGGCGTGCTTCTACGCGCTGGTGCAGGACGTGTGGGACAACCTGATGTTCGGCCTGCGGCTTGGGCGGACGCCGAGGGTGGTGGTGACGACGACGCCGAAGCCGAGGCCGTGGTTGAAGGAGTTGATGGCGGACCCGAGGACCAGGCTGTCGAGGGCTTCGACGTACGACAACCTGCACAACCTGTCCCCGGTGTTCGCGGAGAGGATCATCGGGAAGTACGAGGGGACGCGGCTTGGCAGGCAGGAGTTGCACGCCGAGTTGCTGACCGATGTCGAGGGTGCGCTGTGGACGTGGGACCTTGTGGAGCAGTCGAGGGTGGTGGCACCGCCGGACGACCTGGAACGGATCGTGGTCGCGGTGGACCCTGCCGGTACGTCGAAGAGGAACTCCGACGAGACGGGCATCGTCGTCGCCGGTGTGCGCGGCGGGATGACGTACATCCTCGCGGACAAGTCGGGGAAGTACACGCCGCACGGGTGGGCTGTGACGGTGCGGAACCTGTACGAGGACTATTCGGCTGACGCGGTCGTTGCGGAGACGAACTTCGGCGCCGACATGGTGGAGAACACGCTGCGCACGTCGGGTGTCGATGCGCGGATCTTGAAGGTGACGGCGCGGAGGTCGAAGGCTGTGCGTGCTGAGCCTGTGCTGGGCCTGTACGAGCAGGGGAAGGTGAAGCATTGCGGGACGTTCCCCGAGTTGGAGGAGCAGATGACGGAGTGGGTGCCGTTCTCGGGGGATTCGCCGGACCGTCTGGATGCGATGGTGTACGCGGTGACTTCGCTGACCGGGCGGTCCAGGGTTGGGAGCATATCTTCGCCATTGAGGCTTGTCAGATGAGGGTAGGGTTGCGCCATGCCTGACGATGCGCCCGGCTGGATCGCGGCGGTGCTGGTGGCGACACTGTCTGTCGCGCGTCTTGCACGCCTGGCGACGGAGGATTCGTGGCCCCCGGCGTCGCGGTTGAGGAACTGGTGGGTGAAGCGGTTCAACGGGTCGGAGTGGTCGGAGTTGGCGGTGTGCCCGTTCTGCATGGCCCCGTGGATCGCGGTCGCCGTCCTCGGTGCCGGATGGCTGTCGGACCTGCACGCGCTGTGGTGGGCGTTCAACGGTTGGTTGTCTGTGTCGTACGTCGCCGCGATGGTCGTGGCGCGGGATATCCCTGGTGGTGAGTGATGGCAGTGAGGCGGCAGCCCGCACCGACGGTCCCGAACGGTTTCGTCGCGTCTGCGGCGAGGCTTCCTGTTGCTTCCGGGCGCAGGCCGTACGAGTCGCAGGGGTGGATGGATCAGGCTTGGCGGTACTACGACACCGTCGGGCAGTTGCGGTTCGTCGCGAACTGGGTGGCGAACGTGATGTCGCGTGCCAGGTTGAAGGTCGCCGTCGAGGTCGACGGGACGCTTGTACCTGTTGACGAGGGTCCCGCAGCCGACGCTCTGGCGCAGTACTTCGGCGGGCTGGAGGGTCAGGCGATGATGCTCCAGCGGACCGGGCTGAACCTGACGGTGACTGGTGAGGCGTACCACGTCGTGGACCCGGACGACGAGTCGTGGCATGTGCTGGCGTCGGGCCGTGTGACGCAGAGCCAGGGGAAGGTGTACGCCGATTTCGGCGACGGGAAGAAGAAGGAACTGAAGAAGGGGACGTTCGCGACGAGGGTGTGGGTGGAGCATCCGCGCGACCCGATGCAGGCCGACTCCCCGGTGAGGTCGAACCTGGGGACGTTGGAAGAGATCGTCAGGTTGAACGAGCATATCGCCGCGCAGTTGGATTCCAGGTTGACTGGCGCTGGCATCCTGTTCCTACCTTCGGAGATCCAGTTCCCGCAGGCCGAGGGCGAGGATCCGTCCGCTTCGACCGCCGACAGGTTCCTGTCAGCGCTCGGGGAGGCGATGATGACTGCGCTGCAGAACAGGGCCAGTCCGGCTGCGAAGGTTCCGCTGGTTGTGACAGCGCCAGGCGACGCGTTGGACAAGGTGAAGCATCTGACGTTCTGGTCGGAACTGGATGCTGCGGTGCTGGAGATGCGGGACAGCGCTGTGAAGCATCTCGCGCTCGGCCTGGACACGCCGCCCGAGGTTCTGCTCGGTGTCGGCGATTCGAACCATTGGAATGCGTGGCTGGTGGACGACTCCGCTGTGAAGTCGCACCTTGAGCCGCGCCTCGCCGTCGTTGCCGCTGCTGCGACCGTGTCGTACCTGCGTCCTGCGCTTGAGGGGCAGGTGCCGGACCCGTCACTGTGGCATGTGGTCGCTGACACGTCGGCGCTGAGGGTGCGCCCGGACCGTTCGCCGCAGGCCATCGACCTGTACGACCGTGGCGAGTTGTCCGGTGGGGCGCTGCGGCGGGAGACGGGATTCGGGGAGTTCGATGCGCCTTCGGATGCCGAGGCCGTGGTGTGGCTGCTGAGGAAGGTCGCGACGGGGTCGACATCGCCCGAGCAGACGGTGGAGGCGTTGAAGCGGCTCGGCGTGGACCTCGGCCTGGTGATATCGGATGGGAACAGCCGCATCCCTGCGCTTGAGAGGGATCGCGGTCGGCAGACGCAGGAGCGTGCGCCGGGCATTTCCAGGGCTGAGCGGCGGGCCGAGCGGATCGCGAACGGCGAGATGCCGGACGGCGGGCCGTTGGCTGCTGCTGCCGAGGTGCTGGTGATGCGTGCCCTTGAACGTGCCGGGAACAGGCTGGTCGGGGGCAGGGCGAGGAGCGACCAGATCAACCAGATCCCGGTGCATGAGCGGTACTTGATGGCTTCCGGTCAGAACGATGCCCTGCTGGAGGGGACGTGGGGGTTCGCCGAGGGGATACTCGCCGAGTACACGGACAGACCGGCGGCTGTCGTGTCAGCGCTGGACATGTATGTGCGGGGGCTGCTGACTGCGCAGGTGAAGCATACGCGTGAGGGGCTGCTCGCGGCCCTGACGAACGTTGGTGCCTGATGGATGGGCGCGAGGAGTTCCGTCTGGACCGTGTGCGCGGGATGCAGGACGTGTCCGATGCGCTGCTGCCGGATGTTGAGGCGGCGTTCCGTTCGGATGATCCGGCTGAGGCTCTGCGCGGCCCGTTGGAGAAGGTGTTCAGGGACGAGTTCGGGGCGGCGGACGCCGAGTTCGGCCTGTTCGATGCGCCAGGTAAGGCGTGGGACTGGTTCTGGGGCCGTGTGAAACCGGCGTTGGACAAGGTGAAGGATTCGTCTGACCCCAGGGTGGTCGCGGACTGGTTGGGGACCGCCGTCCTGAACGGTGCGAGGGTCGCTGCGGCTGACAGGTCATCGAAGGTGTGGCTGTCGCGCCGCGACGGGAGGGTCCGTCCGACCCATGTCGACGCCGACGGGCAGACGAAGTCGTGGTCGGACCCTTTCGTGGTGTGCGGCGGGGTGGAGATGATGTTCCCCGGCGACCCGGTCGGTGACCCGTCCTGCTGGATCAACTGCAGATGCGTCGCTGCTCCCGCTAGCCTTGTGTCGTCCGTGTCGGAGGTGGTTGCTATGGCTGATGTTCAAGAGGTCGAGGACCCGGAGGTCGATCCCCTCGAAGAGGAATGGGACGACGGGTACGAGGATGATGAGGACATCGTCCCGTTCGGGGTGCCGTGGCACGGTGTGCTGGTGGTCGAGGGGACTCCGACTGGCGACAAGCGCGAGTTCGAGGCCGGTGCGTTGTCGTGGGAGGAGCCTCCGCTGCATCTGCGCTGGCAGGAGCGGGACACAGGCGGGCACGACGGTGCTGTTGTCGTCGCCAGTATCGACAACATCTGGCGCGACGGCGACAGGATCATGGGCGAGGGCATGTTCTCCGATTCGGCTTCCGCCGATGCGGCTGTCGGCGCTTTGATGGACGGCGACACCGGAGGCGTGTCAATCGATGTCGATCAGGGCGAACTGTCGTCAGACGGTCCTGAAGGGACGACGAGGTTCTCCCTCGGACGTGTCCGTGGTGCGACGATGGTGCATATCCCCGCGTTCGTCGAGGCGGCGATCAAACTCGGACCGGCACCTGAGGGTGAGCGTGAGCCTGTCACCGCAGCCGCTGTCAGCGAGAAGCCGTGGGACGGCTCCGCATCCAGGTTCACACCGGAGCAGTGGCGGAAGTCGTGCATCGTGCATCTTGAGGATTCGATGAGCAAGGCTGCCCACAAGTTGCCGATCCTCGAACCGGACGGGACGTTGTCGCGTGCTGCGGTGCATGCTGCTGCAGGCCGCATCGGTCAGACCGACGCCCCGCCAGCCGAACTGTCGGCTGCCAGGGGGAGGCTGCGTTCCGCGTACCGCCGACTCGGTGAGGAGCCGCCCGAGTCGTTGACCGCTTCCGCTGCGGAGTTCGGTCGTGGACCTGGGTGGGTGACGAACCCGAAGGAGACGCGGAAACTCCACCACTACTGGACGAAGGGTGCCGGTGCGCGGAAGATCCGCTGGGGGACGCCGGGCGATTTCCGTCGCCTGCGCCGCCACCTGGCGAAGTACATCAACCCGTTGTACCTGAACCGCACGGTCGCGCAGTGGCACTACGACGCGCTCGGCTACTGGCCTGGGGAACTCGGCAAGCCTGGGAACCCGCCAGCGACGAAGGAGAACCGTCGACGTGCCGCCCGACATGCAGCATCAGCCGAGCCTGTGACCGCCGCAGCCCTGAAGGCGCTCCCCTACGAGTGGTTCACCGACCCAGGCTTCGACGCCGCGACCCCGCTTACCGTCGAGGAGGACGGCAGGGTGTACGGCCATCTCGCGAAGTGGGGTGTCTGCCACATCGGGATCACCGGGCGGTGCGTCACAGCACCTGGGTCGAAGATGGACTATGCGGCGTTCCGCACGGGCGCGGTCCTGACGGACAACGGGAGGGTCAGTGTCGGGCACATCACACTCGGGACAGGGCACGCATCCCTCGAAGACGCAGTCGATGCAGGGGCTGCCGCCGCACATTACGACAATACCGGGACAGTTGTCGCTGATGTCGCTGCTGGAGAGGACGACTTCGGGATCTGGGTCGCAGGAGCCGTCCGCGAAGGGATCACCGACGAGCAGTTGCACGCGCTGCAAGCAGGCGCTCTCTCAGGGGACTGGAGAGGGATCGACGGGAACCTCGAACTCGTCGCAGCCCTAGTGGTCAACGTGCCGGGATTCCCGGTGCAGCGTCCGGCTCTCGCAGCAGCCGCAGCGGTCGGCATCAGCCCTGTGCTGTCGAAGGGGCAGAGGATCGCAGCGGTCCGTACTGCTGTGAACGCCGAACGTGTCGCAGCACTGTCGGCGCTCCTGTGACGTTCGAGCAGAAGTAGTATCGGTGCAGCCCCCGTCGGGTACTTCTCCTCCCCGGCGGGGGACCAATCCGTTCCCAACTGAGCCTTTGATCCTCCACGAGCAAGGTCAGGCATTCAAACTTTGAGCATCCGGGCCTGATGCTGTCCGCTGAAGGACGGATTACCTCTAGACCCCAAAGCCCTCGACTTCGTCGAGAGAGAGATTGTTGTCGATCTGTGCGCATTCTCAAGGCGAACCCTTCAAGAGCATTGTAACGACGGCTCCCGACAGCCCCCCGTCAGGTGTCGATAACGATTCGGTAACGTTCATAACGATTTGGTAACGATGTTCCGCAACATGGTTCAGGTGGACTACCCGCATAGCCCGGAATGACTATCCGCCAGCGTCTGTTGAGGGGTATCTTCATGTGCAACAGGAGGAGGCGGTCATGGGATGCAACTGCGGCGGTGGCAAGAAGACGAAGTACGAGTACACGTCGCCCGAAGGACGCAAACAGATCGTCCAGTCGCAGACCGAGGCTCTCACCCTCGTCCGCCTGCACGGCGGATCGTGGAGGATCGTCACATCCTGACTTTTCCGTGCTAACGTGCTGCTGAAGCGTCGGCATGACGTAACTCTGCCGACAGCCTCACGGAGTGAGGGTTCCAAACCTTGTCCGAGGAGGCTGACATGGCATTCGCAATGCCCGAGAACATCACCGAACTCACCGTCGAAGAGTTGCAGGACGCGATCAATGACGCCCTCGACAACTACAAGGGCCTTGACCTGAGCGTCGAGTCTTCCGACGAAGAGATCGCCCGTGCCGAGGATCTGGCCGAGAGCATCAAGGCGCTCCGCGCACAGATCATCGCCAAGCAGGAGGCCGCTGAGGCCCGCAAGGCGAAGATCGCCGCACTGAACGAGCAGATGGCAGAGTCCGTCGCCGTCGAGCAGCATGACGAAGAGGCCGTCGAAGAGCCTTCCACCGAGGACGCGCCCGTCGAGATCGTCGCAGACGACCCGGCACCTGAGCCTGTCGCGGAAACCGTTGTCGAAGAGCCTGCCGCGCAGGTCGAAGCGGAGGCTCCCGCCGAGGAGCCTGTCCCCGTCGCCGCGAGCGCGGAACCCAGCATCAGCCCCACGAAGCGTGCGGCTGCCAACGCACCAAGCATCAAACTGCCGAAGGAGGCACCGATGGTCGCGCTCACCGCCGCCGCCGACGTTCCCGGTTTCGCGACCGGGGCGAAGTTGGAAACGTTCGCCGACGTGGGGGAGGCCGTGGTCGCACGGATGCGTTCCTTCCCGACCGGCAGCATGGGCCAGCCCGTGTTCAACCGCTACGGGACCGCCCACATCCGCAAGGAGTTCGCCGCTGAACTGTCGCAGGACAACTACCGCGACGACGAGGCCCTTCTGAACGCGGCAGCCGACCCGAAGCGCCTCCCCGGCGGCTCCCTCGTGGCAGCCGGTGGCTGGTGCGCCCCGTCGGAGACGATGTACGACTTCTGCAGCGGCGAGGCAGCCGACGGCCTGCTGTCGATCCCTGAGGTGCAGGTCACCCGTGGCGGCATCCGGTTCGCCAAGGGTGCCGATTTCGCTGAGATCTTCGCCACAGGGTTCGACCTGACCGAGGCGCAGGTACTCGCGCTCGACGGCACCCCCGGTAAGTCGAAGCCGTGCTACGACGTGGCCTGCCCCACCCCGACCGATGTGCGGCTGAACGCTGTCGGCATCTGCATCAAGGCGGGCATCCTCACCTACGCCGCGTACCCGGAGTTGGTGGCGGACGTGATCCGCAAGTCGCTGGTCGCCCACGAACTGCGGATCAACGCCGGTGTCCTCGGGAAGATCAAGACGGCTGCCGGTGCTGCGCTGACCCCGGTGGACCAGGCGTCCACGGTGTCGAGCATGGAGTCCCTGGTCTGGGTCGCGATCTCCCTGCGCACCAAGTACGGGCTGCCCGAGTCGTACACCGTCGAGGTCGTCCTCCCGCAGTACGCCCGCCAGTCGTTCCGCGAGGATCTGGCCCGCCGCAACGGGCAGATCAGCGCGACCGTGACCGACGCGCAGATCAACTCCTGGTTCGCCGACCGGAACCTGGCCGTGCAGTTCGTCCGTGGACTCGACGACCTGGACGTGTCCACCACGCTTCAGGTCAAGCCCCCGGCAACTGTGACCGCGCTGGTGTACCCGGCTGGTGCGTTCGTGAAGGGCACTTCAGCCGTGATCACGCTGGACTCCGTGTACGACTCCACCAACCTGGCGTCGAACACGTACACCGCGCTGTTCTCGGAGGAGGGCTACCTCGTCGCGAACCGCTGCTACGGCGCTGCCGCTGTCACCATCCCGGTCTGCGACTCCGGTCGTTCCGGTGCAGCCGATCTGGTGGCCTGCTTCGGCACCGCTGAGACTGCCGGTCCGTAGCACTGAGGGCGGGGGGCCGGTACCGGGCCGGACCGGACCCCCCGCTCCCTCCCTCCAACCTTGAAGGAGGTGGCCCCGTTGACCGACACATTGACAGCGTCCCTGCTGGTGGGCGCACCGTCGACCCCGCAGAAGCGCTCCACCGATCTGCTGACCATCGCGAACGTCGTCGACATGGCCGACGGCGCGTGGGAGATGGGCGTCCAGTGGGACATGGACTCCTGCGGCGAGGTCGGCTCCTACGACGGCATCTGCATGGCCGACGGGGAGACGAAGGACTTCACCGGACTCGCCG